CTGCAAGGTTGGTCATAGCATTAAGCTTTTTGACTTTTTTGCCTTATCTTTTTCTCCTTTCAGCGGAAAATTGCGGCTGGCTTTGTGGGTTCTTTTAAGTGTCATGGATATTTAAGATTAAAAAGTGCTATGGAAGTCATCTCCAGTAGTAACAAACGGGTGGCTAACTAATCGAGAGGAGGCGGCAAGGGTGAAGAAAGCCAAAGTCGTAGGCTCTTCCGACAGTTCTTCAAGAAAGATGAGACCGGCTTTGTCTCCGGAAGCTAGAGAGAATCAGATGATATCTTTGGCGGTAGATCTTGCCGAGAAACAGTTAATGGAGGGGACTGCTTCTTCTCAGGTTATTACACATTATTTAAAACTTGGGTCAATGAGAGAACGTCTGGAGAGAGAAAAAATCGAAAGAGAAAATGAATTACTAAGAGCAAAGGTAGAATCTCTCCAATCTGCTCATAGAACAGAAGAACTATATGAGAACGCGTTAAAAGCGTTTCGAAGATATAGCGGAGAGGACGAGCAAAATGAAGACGTATAGCGAATTGATACAGATACCAACCTTCAAGGAACGATTTCTGTATTTAAAACTCTCTGGCGCTGTTGGTAAGGAAACATTTGGGTTTAAAAGATGGTTAAATCAAGAATTTTATCATTCACAGGAATGGTTAAAATTTAGGGATAGAATAATTCTTCGAGACGGTGGATGTGATTTAGCAGCAGATGGATTTGAGATCTATGGCTCAATAATTATACATCATTTGAATCCAATAACTTATGACGACATTGTCAATCGAAACCCATGCGTTTTTGACCCGAATAATGTAGTGTGCACAAAGCACATAACACATAATGCGATTCATTACGGAGACGAATCGCTTCTTATACAACCAGCAATTACACGAACAAAAAATGACACTTGTCCTTGGCGACATTGAAAGGAGAAATTTCTATGGACGACAGTATATTAACTTCTATCAAGAAATTACTCGGGATTGCCGAGGAATATACACATTTCGATTCAGACATTATCATGCACATTAACTCTGTGTTCTCAATTTTGACGCAACTAGGTGTGGGACCGTCCAACGGATTTTCAATCGAGGATGATATGGCAGTGTGGTCAGATTTTATTGGAGATAATTCAAAGATTGAGAGCGTGAAATCTTATGTGCATTTGAAGGTAAAGCTTCTTTTCGATCCACCACTTAGTTCATCGGTAATGGAAGCAATGAATCGGATGATTGGCGAATTGGAATGGAGGCTCATGGTTGCGGTTGATCCGGTTGATTCAGTTGAAGATTCTGATAAATAGGGAGGAAAATTAAAATGGGAAATAATGAACTTTATCATCACGGCGTTCTTGGAATGAAATGGGGAGTTAGGCGATATCAGAATTATGATGGAACTCCGATTTCAAATACTAAACGATCAATTGTAAGTACTCAGAAGAACAAAAAACTAGAAGAATACATAAAACAACACGGCATAAACCCACACGCGGACATAGACGAGGCGACGAAGAGACTTCCTAAAATAAGCGAGAGATCGTCTAAAAAGGTTGAAGAAATGAGCGACTCAGAACTTCGCACCAAACTAAATCGTATAAAAATGGAACAAGAGTATAACAAATTAAATCCATCTACGATAGAAAAAGGAAAGCAAGCTTCGCAAAAAGTTTTAAAAACCGCCACGACAATCGCCACGGTTTCTTCAACCGCTATCACTATTTATAATAATTGGAACACGATCCAAAAGATTTTAAAAAAGGGGTAATGAGGTGAAATATTATGGCGTTATCAAACACTGCCGTTCCGAAGTACTACGGCATGTTTCGAGATGCCGTAATAAGGGGCGAAATACCGGTTTGTCGTGAGATTGAAATGGAAATGAATCGCATTGACGAGTTAATTGCTAATCCCGGAGTTTATTACGATGATGCACCGGTTGAAGGATGGATTAGCTATTGTGAGGGCGAACTCACATTAACGGATGGCTCCGATTTGGTTATGCTGGATACATTCAAGCTTTGGGGTGAGCAAGTTCTCGGATGGTATTATTTCGAGGAACGGGAAGTCTGGGAACCTAATCGAGATGGACCCGGCGGGCACTTTGCTATCAAGACAATTAAGAAACGATTAATTAATAAGCAGTATTTAATTGTCGGACGGGGTGCAGCAAAATCTCTGTATGATTCCTGTATCCAATCCTATTTCGAAAACATCGACACGTCTACCACGCATCAGATCACAACCGCTCCAACAATGAAGCAGGCGGAAGAAGTGATTCAACCGATTAAAACCGCTATTACCAGATCGAGAGGACCGCTGTTCAAATTTCTGACGGAGGGCTCTTTGCAAAATACTACAGGCGCAAAGGCAAATCGAGTGAAGCTTGCGTCTACCAAAAAAGGAATTGAGAATTTCTTTACAGGTTCGTTGATTGAGGTTCGACCTATGTCTATCGATAAGCTTCAGGGGTTAAGGACTAAGGTGTCAACGATTGATGAATGGCTTTCTGGTGATGTGCGGGAGGATGTTGTCGGCGCTATTGAGCAGGGCGCATCGAAGCTCGATGATTATCTCATCATCGCGACAAGTTCAGAGGGAACAGTACGTAATGGAAGCGGCGATACAATTAAAATGGAGTTGATGAAGATTTTAAAGGGTGAGTATCCGGCAATCAATACATCCATTTGGTGGTATAAGCTGGATTCGGTTGATGAAATTGCAGAACCGAATAAATGGTTAAAGGCGAATCCGAATCTTGGAAAGACTGTTACCTTCGAGGTATATCAGCGAGACGTCGAGAGAGCTGAAAATGCTCCTGCGGCGCGAAATGATATTTTGGCAAAACGATTTGGCTTGCCGATGGAAGGTTATACCTATTATTTCACTTATGAGGAAACCTTAAAATTTCGTAAGAGGAATTATGCCGATTTACCTTGTGCCATGGGTGCAGACTTATCAAGAGGCGACGATTTCTGTGACTTCACATTTCTATTTCCTTTATCCAATGGAGCATTCGGTATTAAGACAAGAGCTTACATATCGGATTTGACATATAGAAAACTCCCGTCAGCTATGAGAAACAAATACGACCAATTTATAGCAGAGGGAAGTTTGATTGTTATGAACGAAACCGTTTTAGATATGATGCAAGTTTATGATGATTTGGATAATCACATAGCAACTATGGGTTATGACATTCGATGCTTTGGATACGACCCGTACAACGCAAAAGAGTTTGTAGAGCGATGGGCATCTGAAAATGGTCCATTCGGAATTGAAAAAGTAATACAGGGAGCAAAAACAGAATCCGTTCCTTTGGGAGAGCTTAAAAGTCTTTCGGAGGAGCGGATGCTCTTGTTTGATGAGGAGCTTATGACATTCTGTATGGGTAACTGTATTACCATCGTTGACACAAACGGAAACAGAAAACTTTATAAGCGACGCGGCGATCAGAAGATTGATGCGGTTGCCGCTATGATGGATGCGTATGTTGCTTACAAATTAAATAGAGATGCATTCGAGTAAAGAAAGGAGTGAGCGTAATGAAAGATGACCACATTGAACACCACGGCATTCTCGGAATGAAATGGGGTGTACGCCGCACTCCTAAACAACTTGGCAATATCAGCAAGAAAGATTCCAAGTGGGCTGCGAAGAAAAGTGACAAAATAACTGAACAAGCTCGAAAGAAATCAGCCAAAGAATTAAATCGTTATGCAAACGAATTACTGAAAAATCCAGATGCGGTAACTAAATCCGGAAAATTAAGTTCGGCGACTATTAATGCCTACAATAACAAGATGGCTTCGCTTATGAGCCAGTCTGTTTCGAGTCTGAGATCGCCGTCTGGAAAGACCGTGCAATTTGTTGCAAAGCGTGGCGAAATTGGCGTTATGATGGTGCTCGCTGACGAAGGTTACAACATGTCACAGCTGAAAAACGGTGTCTGGACCGACGGTCGAGTCGCTTATAAGAAAACTATGTTGGATAAGGCATAGGACGGAGGTGAGAATTCAAAATGGAGAATAATTTTGCATCCAGGATTAAACATGCCTGGAATGCTTTTATGAACAAAGACCCGACGAGATATTACCGAGATATTGGAACGGGTTATTCTTACAGACCGGACAGACCTCGATTAAGTCGTGGAAACGAACGATCTATTGTCACTTCCGTATACAATCGTATTGCCTTGGATGCCGCAGCTATCAATATCCAACATGTCAAGTTAGATGAAAATGACAGATTCTTGAAAGTAATACCGTCCAGTTTGAACAGTTGTCTTAATTTGGAAGCCAATTGCGATCAAACCGGGCGTTCTTTTATTCAGGACATTGTTATGTCTATGCTTGATGAAGGTTGCGTTGCAATCGTTCCGGTCGATACCGATGACGATGTCGATGATGAGCCGGAAGCCACAAGTTCCTATAAGATTGAGACGATGCGGACTGGACGGGTTTTGGAGTGGTTTCCGCGTCATGTCAGAGTTCGTGTCTATAATGACCGAACCGGGCAGAAAGAAGACATCGTGATGCCCAAAAGCATGGTAGCAATTATTGAAAATCCCCTATATGCCGTTATTAACGAACCGAATTCTACGATGCAGCGGCTGATAAGAAAACTTGGTTTATTGGATGTGACAGATGAACAAACGGCTTCCGGTAAATTGGATTTGATTATTCAGCTTCCGTATGTAATCAAGACTGAGGCTCGAAGACAACAGGCAGAGAATCGACGAAAAGATATTGAGAATCAGCTCGCCGGTTCCAGATATGGGATTGCATATACAGATGGTACGGAACACATTACGCAGTTGAACCGTTCGGTTGAAAACAATCTGATGAAACAGATTGAGTATCTGACCAATTTGCTGTATAGCCAGCTTGGAATTACTCAAAGCATTCTGGACGGTACCGCTGATGAAAAGACGATGCTCAATTACTATAATCGAACAATCGAACCGATTATCTCGGCAATCGTAGATGAGATGAAACGGAAGTTCCTTACCAAAACGGCGAGAGCGCAGCATCAGTCGTTAATGTATTTCAGAGACCCGTTCAAACTTGTTCCGGTCGGTGAACTTGCCGAGATTTCTGATAAGCTGACACGTAATGAAATCGCTACGTCAAATGAGATACGACAGATTATCGGATGGAAACCGTCGAAAGATCCCGGTGCAGATGAACTAAGAAATAAAAATCTGAATCAAACAGATTCTGCATCTACAGAATCGACGGAGGTAAAAACCAACGAAACAGAAGAAAACGATCAAAGTTCAAATGGGTCAAACATAAAGGAGGAAATTCAAAATGAGTAGTTATGACTTTAGCGGCTGGGCTACCAGAAACGATTTGCAGTGTGCCGATGGTCGGATTATCCGCAGAGATGCGTTTAAACAGCAGGATGGCGAAACTGTGAGTCTGGTTTGGAACCACCAGCACAATACCCCAGATAATGTTTTGGGGCATGCTTTGCTTGAAAATCGGGAGGACGGCGTTTATGCGTATTGCACTTTCAATGATACCGAATCCGGTAAAAAGGCAAAGAAAATCGTACAGCATGGAGACGTTGTATCACTGTCTATTTGGGCTAATCAGCTTAAACAGAATGGAAGGGACGTAATTCATGGAGCAATCCGTGAAGTAAGTCTTGTTCTCGCAGGGGCAAATCCCGGAGCGTTTATTGACACTGTTATGAGTCATGACGGCGTCGCAGCAGAAGATGAGATGATCATCAATTACAACGAAAATATTATGCTGTATCACTCCGATGAAGACGAGAAAGAAAAGAAGTCTGATGAGGAGGATAAAACCAAGAGCGATGAGAGTGCGTCCGATGAAACTAATAAGTCTAAAGACGAGGAAACCATTGGTGACGTGTTCAACACTCTTAATGAGAAACAGAAAACGGTAGTTTACGCAATGATCGGACAGGCTCTTAGTGAAAACGAAGAGTCCGAAGATAAAGAAAACAAAAATGATGATTCTGAAGGAGGAAATAAAACCATGAAGCATAACGTATTTGACAAGGATACGCAGAAAGAGACGAATTTCCTGTCTCACGAAGCGCAGGGTGAAATTCTCGCACTTGCGAAATCCCCGAATGTTGGGTCTTTGAAGACCGCTATTGAAATTTATATGGAACAGAACAATCTTCAGCACGCTGATGTCAGCGGCTTTGTTCAGACTGGCGATGGTAATGTTACCACACTGTTTCAGGAATATGTGGAGGCACATCCGAGCAATACCCCCGAACTTATCACCAATGATATGGGGTGGGTTGACGCTATCATGAAGAAGACCCAGAAGGTTCCTCATGGCCGTGTACGTACTTCCCATGTTGATATCCGTAATATTGATGCTCTAGCGGCAAAGGGTTACACGAAGGGCAACGAGAAGAAGATTACTGGAAACTATCAGCTTGTAAGACGTACCACAGATCCTCAGACTGTGTATGTAACGTCCGAACTGCATCGTGATGATGTAGTAGATATCGAAGATTTCGATTATGTACAGTTCCAGTACAACATCGACCAGATCTCGCTGAAGGAGACTTTGGCGGTGGCAACTATGCTGGGTGATTCCAGAGCTGATACCGATCCTGAGAAGATTTTCTCGGAGCATATTCGTCCGGTATGGACCGATGATGAGCTGTATACGATCCATAAGGATGTTGACGTAGATGCTATGGCAGCAGAGCTTCAGGGTACCGATACCAGCACTTATTTCGGCGAAAGCTTCATTCTGGCTGAGGCTATTATTACAGCACTGCGCCAGGCTCGTAAGGACTTCCGCGGTACCGGTAAGCCGGATCTGTATATTACTGTAGATGCTCACAACACCATGATTTTGGCAAGAGATCGTAACGGTCGTCGTATGTATGAGACCGATATCGAGCTGGCGGCGGCTCTGGGCGTTGCGAACATTTATGAAGTTACGCAGTTTGAGGATAAGACTCGTACAGATTCCGATGGCAACAAGCATAAGCTGCTTGGCATTTGTGTGAACATGGCAGACTATGCTTATGGTGCATCTAAGGGTGGCGATGTGACTCACTTCTCCGATTTCGATATCAAGTTCAACCTGCTTCAGTCTCTGCTTGAGACCCGCAAGTCTGGTCAGCTTACGAGAATTAAGTCCGCTATCGTTCTGGAGGAACCTGTAACCGATTCGACTGTATCGGGCTGATCTGAGTAGCAATGGAGGAATTCAAAATGAAGTTTTATGGACCGGTCGGCTATGCTGAAACCGTTGAGACGAAGCCGGGTGTGTGGGAAGAACAGATTACCGAGCGAATGTATTACGGTGATTTGACTCGAAACACACGTAAGCTTCAAAGCTCTGAGTCGCTAAACGACAACATCAATGTTGCGAATGAGATTAGTATAGTTGCCGATCCATTTGCTAATGAGAATTTTCATTCGATGCGATATGTTGGGTTTATGGGTGCGAAATGGAAAATTTCCAATGTTGAAGTCCAGTACCCGAGATTGATATTGTCGATTGGGGGTGTCTATAATGCCGACAACTGACAGACGCCTTCAATTGCATGAAAAATTATGTGAGGTTCTCGGAAGTAGAAATGTATATTTTCAGCCTCCAGAATCTGTAAAAATGAATTACCCCGCCATCGTATATTCTCGTGACGATATCGAGAATGTGTACGCCGATGACGGGGTTTATTTGTCTCATCGGAGATATGCTGTGACGGTTATCGACAAGGATCCGGACAGTCTTATAGTGGCTGGAATCGCTGGATTACCGTCTTGTCGATTTAATCGGCATTACGAATCCGATAATTTAAATCACGATGTTTTTACAATATTCTTTTAAGGAGGAATAAATATTATGAGTAAACTTGTTTGGGATAAAACCGGCGAGCGTTTTTATGAAACTGGTGTTGATCATGGCGTGCTTTACCCGATTCAGACGGGTGGAACATATTCGAAGGGATATGCGTGGAATGGTCTGAGTTCTGTGTCTGAGAGTCCTTCTGGAGCAGAAGCTTCTGCATT